GGATTCATTGTTCGTGATCCTTGTCTCGTGATTAACCAGCAGCGCTACGTTCGCAGCGATGTCTGTAGCAAGATCATCGAGTTCAGTCTGCAACCCGGTGATCGCACTGATCGGATGCGCATCAGTCGTTGACCGACCGAACAGATTGTTGTGGATGTCAGTACCACCGAGTCCTTCGATGACTCGTTTCTTGACTCCTTCTTCGGTATAGACTTCCACTAATTCTCCTCGACTCCACTGATGATAAAGTCCACAGCGCTTGCTGTTGTCGTCCTACCGGAGATCGTGTCACCCTGCTCAAGCAACATCGTCTCTCCGTCTGTCAGCGCATCACCTTGTTCTAATATCTCAAGCTCCAATCGTCGCCAGGATCTTTCGACTCCTTGCCTGTTGACGAACAGTTCGATGACTTGATTCACCACGTTGTTATTGAACAGCGTGAGTTCTTTGACATACGTTCCCACTGCCGCAGTCGCAATAAAGAGAACCCCGAGTGTCGTCGGTAGCTGGCCATCAGCTATCGCTTTAGGAACAAAAGCCATCTATCTACATCCCATGTATCCAAGCTGAGCTGGGTAGCCATCCGTACCCGTGCCGCCTCCACCCGCTTGCACCTCACTGTTGAGCTGCCTGAACGAACGAATCATCTCCTCGACGAACTGACGCTGCTTGTACAGCCGAACCTCATCCGAATCGCCAGGATCAAATTGCGGTGGGTTCGGTAGCTGTGCCATTAAATTCCACCTCTCCGTCCATGGGGTCTCACTTCTGCTCGCCAGGTTCCCATGCGCCAGTCGTCACTCAACGCATCACTCTCAATCAAGAACGAGATCTGACGAGTGCGTATTCGTACTGACTGTCGCTCCGTCGTCGAGGTGATCGTGAATGGTCCCTTGCTCTGAAGTGCGGTGCGCTGCGGGTAACCACGTCCTCGGAGCGTGAGATCGATTGAGCCGACCAAGATCTTGAAGTCTGGGATCATCGCGCCGATGTGCATCAGGCTGTAGCCGTTCGGGTCCACTTCCATGTCGCCTGACTCAAGCCGTGATGACATCGCCTGGAGAATACCGTTCTCGTCGGTGTCATCGACACCTGTCTCGTGCTGATAGATCTTTCCATCTTGAGTCGCATACGGCTTGCCGTTGAGGAACCGCGAGCTGTCATGCCAAGCAGTGCGCTCCAGTGTGCCGAAGTCCCACACCCTGTCCTTGTAGTTGTACTTCACGTAACGATCATTGGTGTTCGATGCCGATGACGGATAGAGCCACCAGACCTCTGTAAACAACTTGTTGACACCGCAGTACACCTTGTCGCCCTGGCTCTGATTGAGATCGTCGAACACTTGGTTGCGCACATCACAATCCAATACGCGCAGCACACCGTCGTAGATCAAGAAGTCATCCTGTGCCATGAAGATCACGATGCCATTCACATCGACAGCCGCGTTCGCGCCGATGATTGTGACGCTCTGGCCCAGATGCCTGAGCCCGAACACTAAGTTGCCGCCGATAGACTGGAGCGCATGAAGCGACACATCAGTGAAGATGATGATCTCGCCGCGTGACTCGACTGCCGTGATGATCTCTGAGCCCACGTCGAGTCGGAGATCTCCGGCCAAGTTGGTCGTGGTCGCAATCCAGTCGGCAAAGTTCTCCGAGTCACACCACCGAATCAGGAGCTTATCGGGATTACCTGGGACCGCTTGAGAGCCGGTGCCTGCGCCGAAAGCAATGACGTGCCGTGCCTGCGGTGAGATGAGCATCCGCTGGATGGTGGCCGGAGCTTGCGGCACCACGACCGAACGGATGGTCGGCCCTGCGGATCGGTCCCAGTGGTACAGCTCATTCTCGTTCGGTGACGCCAGCAGATCCTCTCCGAAGTTGTCGAGGCTCCAGATCCTGAGCGCTTTCAGGATGCCCGTGCCTGCCGTGCCAATCCCGTAGAGACCAGCCCCATACTCTCCGGTGCCCCAGCCACTAACGGTCGTGCCAGAAGCGAAGCCGATAGTGATGTCGTACTCGAACGAGACCGTGCCACCACCACCCGATACAAGTGAGTCGGCTGGGAATGGAGCCTCGATAGTGTAGGTGTCGGCATTAGGAACGGTCTGAACGATGAACTCATCGTTAAGATCGAGCCCAGCCACCGTGGATGCGCCCGTGAAGCGCACTGAGTCACCTGCTATCACACCATGAGCCGAGTCGTTGACCGTAACCACCCTGGACAGGCTTATCGTGTCGAATGGCCCTATGAGCGTCCCAGAGTCTCTAATAGGAGTGATGTCGAACAGAGTCCCACCGTTCACCACGTAGAGCTTCGTGTCCGTACCGATGGCCAGCCACTGCTGATCGGACAGATCTGCCCAGTCATGAGTCGCCCTAGCGAAGCCCTCGTAGCAGGTCTGATCCTGGAGGAAGGTCGGCAGGACAATGAAGCCGTTCGGGAACGGAGTGTTGGAGGTGATCGCAAAGTCGGTGGCCGGAGTGATGGTCAAGGTCGCACTCGCGGATTGATCACCATCGGCAGCGGTCTGCTGAAATGGCCGGATGTCGATGTCGGCTGTGCCGACGCTCTCCGGCAGCGCTTCGGTGAAGATGAGCTGCGTCGTGGCGGCGGGAGCGTTCGCCAGGATACGGAAGATGTAGCTCAGGTCATTGGCGAAGTCGAGGTACTCGGAGCCAGCCGCCCAGATCTGCACCGAGCTTGCAAGAGTCGCATCGCTGGGCAGCGGGATCTCGAAGGAGACCACGACCGCACCACCGGAGAGATTGGCTGAGAACGTCGTGTGGTGGAAGCCTCCGGCCTGGAGCGCAATCGTGATGATCGTGCCAGCCTTGAGGTAGGTGTTCACCGATGTACCGAGCGTGATCTGCACGTCGCCTGCCAACCCACCACTGATGATCGTGGCCGGAGTTCCGGTGAACTCCTCGGCCAGCTCGAAGATCACCACATCACCGATGGCTGCGGTCACTCCCGCATCGGTCTGTGCAAGGAACGAACCATCGCCACCACCGGAAGCAATCGAGCGAGTGCCAAGCCCTCCAGTCGTGGAGTCACCATAGAGCAGCACCGGATCGCCATCGAGGACATCGATGTTCGAGTCCATGGTGATCACGGTCGCCGCTCCACCGTAGTTGACCGAGGCACCGTTGAAGTCGGTGTTGTTCTCGTCGGTGTCTACATCGCCATCGTCGCTACCAATCGATGCGAGAATCCAACCACCGAGCTTCTCAGGCAAGCCCTGACGGAAGCGGATCTTGTCGCAGTCCTTGTAGCGCCCCTTGGTGCCACGATCAGTTGGCTCAGTGAGCATTCCAATCGGGATGGGGAGTTCAACTGTTGGAAGTCTGCTCATAACAAGCCCGAAGCGTAGGTGAAGGTCTGGTCGTAGTTGATTCCTCTGGTGCCGTTGTTCGTGAACAGCGCATTCGCTGGATCAGCATCCTGCCATTGGATTCGTTCAGTAACTGACGCCAGCAGAAAATTGGCGCGGATCAATCCGAAGCCACTGTCCTCAACCCATGCTGGCCAGCCAACATCGACGGTACTGCCGAGATACTTCACATCGGCAGGCAACGAACCACTACCGTTGACTGCTCGCAATGCCATGAGCAACCCGGTAAACGTGTGCGAGAAGGCAGGAATGAACAGCGTCGTGAAGTCTCCCTGCTTCGTGTAGAACGCAGTGACAACCAACGTGCCGACCGTCTCCTCGAACAGCGGCATCGAGACCCATGGAATACCTGCTTTGATTGCACCTACCGCACCGAGCGTCTGCACAATGTCATTCACCGAATCAACGAACACAATGGTCGGAGACTGGAGAGCGGTGATCGTGATCGGATCGCTGGTTGCGGTTGCGATCTCAATGGGGAAAGTCGGACTGGTGTTATTACCTACCGCATAGAGTTTAGTGAGTGATGGAACCGTAATTCGCCGTGTTGTTCCAGGATTGCCAACCACTTCGATAAACATCTTGCGCGACTGATCGGGGAGTCCATTCAGAGAAGTAAGCGTCACATCTCCGAGCGTCAGATCAACCAACTGCTTCCCGGCTATTGCCTCATCGACGAGATCAACCACGGCTGAATTGAATATGCCTCCCCACTGGTTATCGTTCTGCATGTCCTGTTGCATGATGAAGCGAAGCAGAGGTGTGAATGTGTCAGCCATTAGACATTCACCTGTCCTGGATAGAACACGGTCGTCGCACGAAGCGTCTGACGAGCTGAGTTGTTCGTA